CAAGAATGCTTTAAAAGCCTATAATTTGGTATGGTGAGAAATTCCCAGAAGAATATGACAACTATCCTGATAATGTGCTTAATAAAGTACTAAACGAATTACATGAAGACAAAGAAAAGCATCCGATTAAATGGTGGTTTGATTCGATTAAATGTGGACTTTACTATTGTATAACCAATAATAAATTGATACGTCAATTAAAATATAAAATTAAAAATAAAAAATAATGAAAATAATTAAGAACAATAAAGGTATAGAGACACTTATATTTGCCGAGACATTTGAGCAAAACGCATATGAACAAATAGAAAAGTTGATAAACTTTGAGGCATATGAATATGTAAAAGTTAGGATAATGCCTGACGCACATGCTGGTATTGGATGTACTGTTGGAACAACAATGACCATAACAGATAAAATAACACCTAATCTTGTTGGGGTTGATATTGGATGTGGAATGTTAACTATTAAATTAAAAGACAAAAAAATAGATTTTGCGAAATTGGATGATATAATTAAAAATAAGATACCATCAGGATTCAATATTTACGAAGAGCCCAAAAAAGGCTTTGATTTTGACAAATTAAAATGTCGTAATAATATTGACTTAAATCGTGCTTTATTATCAATTGGTACACTTGGCGGAGGTAATCATTTTATAGAGATAGGGAAGGATAATAAAGAGGGATGTTTATATTTAATTATTCATTCTGGAAGCCGTAAGCTTGGAAACGATATTTGCAAATATTATCAAGATAAAGCTATTAATCAAAGCATAATGCGTGCAAATAAAGTCGTGAAAGACGTTATATTAAAATTAAAATCGGATGGAAGGGAAAAAGATATTAATTCGGAAATTAAAAAAATAAAGAAACCATCGATAGATAAAGATTTAGCATTTATATGCGGGGAAGATTTTGACGATTACATGAATGATATGTCTGTTGCACAACAATTTGCATCATTAAATCGTCAAACAATAGCAGACATAATTATTAAGGAAATGGGATTACAAGAAGATGAACGATTTGAGACAATACATAATTATATTGATTTTAAACGTATGATTCTAAGAAAGGGTGCTGTTTCTGCCGAAAAAGGCGAAAAGCTTATAATTCCAATAAATATGCGTGATGGGTCATTGCTTTGTATTGGTAAAGGAAATGAAGAATGGAATTATTCTGCGCCCCATGGGGCAGGAAGAATAATGAGTAGAAAAGAAGCAAAAAATATTATTCCGATGAATGAATTTATGAATTCCATGAAAGAGGTTTATTCAACTTCTGTTACCATTGAAACAATAGATGAAGCCCCACAAGCATATAAGCCTATAGATGAAATTAAAAATGCCATTGTCGATACGGTTGACATTATAGGAATTATTAAACCATTGTATAATTATAAAGCACATTAACAAATCATGATTTTAGAAATTACAGACGAAACACTTAATGAAGTATTAGAAACAAATGAACTAGTCATTATCGATTTTTGGGCTGAATGGTGTAAGCCCTGTAAGATAATGGGATCTATTCTAGATGAAATTAGCAAAGAATATAACGTAACAATAGGAAAGATAGATGTTGAAAATAATAATGATGCCGTTATGGAATATGACATTCGCAATATACCTACCATTCTTTTTATTAAAGATTGTAGGGTAGTGGATAAAATTGTCGGATCTACGGCAAAAGAAATAATCATTGATAAAATTGAACAATATGGAAAATAAGAAACAAGAATTTATTAATTGTCTTTACGAGGAAAAGCGTGAATGCTCCCGGTTTTAACCGGGGGATGAAAGCGCTATATTTTCTTTTGATCATCATTCATTGCCTTCATCCGTTCTATTTCCGCTTCTAATTCTGCGGCCTGTTTGGCCTTTTGTTCTTTGATTATCCTGTCCCATTCGCTGACAGTAGAATACATGGAAATCTTCTCCGATGCTGTCTGACGGGAGATAAATCCATTTTGTACCGATGTAGCCAAGTCTTGAACCATAGCACTTTCCGATACGTGTACATAAGGCTTGATCCACCATTTCATTGGGAGATTCTTGAAGTCTATCGTACTCTCAACCTCCATGCCGTAACCAAAAGAGAATATCTTAACCATGTCATTCAAGAACGGCTGATATTCGTTTGCGTCGGTCATTGCTTTTTCATAAGCAGGAGAATAAAGTATCTTAAGCGCAGCGGCGGGTAAATCGCCTGATTTAAGCGAAGGGGGTATAACCGTAAATGATTGTTCATAGATCATCTTGTACAAGGTGTCTATCTGTTTCATGAACGATTCTGACGCATTCGGAGCGTTAAGATAGCCAACTTTGTCGTCCTTACCCATCTCCAATACTTTAACAGTACCGTTCATGTCGAACTCTTTATTTATTACGGTATCACCATCTCCCTGCAAGTAAAGAATAGGAAATCCGTAGGCTTGGTTGTTCTGCGCCATCTGTGAGAATGATAGTTCAAAAGATTCGATTGAGTTTTGAGAAGGTGTCCAACATGCACCGTCGTTATCTCTCATATAAGCCACAGGTACAAACGGAAACCCGTGCAGTTCTTTACTTACCCTTGTATATCCGTCTATACCAAATATATTGAGTATTCGTTCGGTCATCTTCTTGCCTGCGGATTTCTTATATCTTGTAAGAAATGCATCGTCCCATACCTCAAGCCACTCTGTTATCTTGTTTCCGTCTTCGTCATAGTCGTAGTATGACCGTGCAAACAGTAACATCTTGCCTGTTATTGGATCTCTATGTGGATAAAGCGTATCTCCGTTTAGAAAAGACAGTGTCTTATATCCAAATTCACCGTTATCTATAAACCCTACGAAAGCTCCATCGCCTGTTATCTTAACCGATTTAGCCCCTTCGTAGAATGCCAACTCCATATCCTTCTGAATCCATCCGCTTCTGAATTTAAGAAACATTGCTTCTTGTTCTTCGGTCGGATTCTTTACGTTGAGCTCAAACTGAATATCATTACCGCACAAGTGGACAAGCTGTTTTAATGCTATGATTTGTTGAAAAGCAAAAGCAAGTCTCGGCACGCACTCTTTGTAAACCCTTCTCTCTGTTCTTATTTGATTACCGTCGTCGTCATATACGGGTACTATCTCTTCTCTGTATATGTCCGGATAAACAGTAGGGTCGTTGATAGCATGTCCAGAAGGGTAAAACTCTCGAAGAAAATCTGCTTGAGTTACCGTCTGAAACATCATGTTGTCGTTCATTGCAGAAAGCGTCTCTTCGGTAGATATGAATCTCGATTGAGAAAGATACCCTGCAGGAGTTATCCGCTTCCACACTCTCTTGGTTTTAATGTCGATTGGTTTCATTGTTGATTATGGTTTTTAATCCTGTTACTTGCTATTTCAAAATATTTGTCGTCTTTTTCAATGCCTATAAATCGCCTATTAGTGTTTAGGCACGCTATACCTGTCGTGCCGCTGCCCATAGCATTGTCTAAAACAAGTTCTCCTTCGTTTGTGTATGTTTTGATTAGATATTCTATCAACGCTACTGGTTTTTGAGTTGGGTGAAATTTACCATCAAATTCAGCAGTTGTAAAATATTGTACACTTCTCGGAAATCGCAGACCATCCTCTGATTTCCTTATGTGGCTATGGTAGTTAGGTATGTTATTTGAAACTTCGGGGTTGTCGTGCTTCTCTTTTACACCGCCTCTGTAATATGGTTTTCCTTGCGTTTTTTGCGGGTAATAGACAACACCACCATTACCAAAAACTAGTATGTTTTCGTGTGCTTTCAATGGTTGCTTCTTTGCTAATAAAAAATTACTTGCTTTTGATTTTTCCCAAATCCACTCATATTTAAACCATTTTAGATTACTCATAATAAGCATACTTGTAAATGGTTGCGACCCGAATAACACAATTGCTCCGTTATCTTTTATAATTCTCTTGTACTGTTCCCATAATGGTTCAAAAGGAATTACTGTATCCCACTTACAAGCCGTTGTTCCATAAGGCAAATCGCAGATGATTGCATCTATACTCTTGTCGGGTATATCCTTCATTAATTCTAAGCAATCTCCTTTTCTTAAATCAATCATGTCAAAATAATGTTAATTGTTTAGCAGTTATCGCTTCGTTAATTCGTTTCTCCGCTATTTCGAAATACTTATCATCTAATTCCATTCCGATAAAATTCCTGTTAGTATTCACGCAAGCAACGCCTGTTGTTCCGCTACCCATTGTATTATCTAATACCAAATCACCCTCGTTGGTGTAGGTTTTGATTAGATACTCCATAAGTGCTACGGGTTTTTGAGTTGGGTGGTCTTGCTTCTCTTTGCTATTTGAAACAACGCTTGGAAGTTCAATGTAATTCATTGGCAGTTTCATATCAGCATTGTAAACAGTCCATTCTCTCGGCTCATAATCAGTTGAAAAAGCAACTTCATTTTCAGTTTTTGGTTTGCTTCTCCAATTTTTACTACTCCCCTTTTGTGCCTGTTTCACCCTTTCGCTTTTTCTTGGTCGCATTTGTGGGTTATAAGTTGTTTTACCTTTGCCAAAGACTAAAATGTCCTCTGTATAATTCAAGTGCATATATTTACCATTTGCAAAGTTTGTAGGCTTGTGTTTTATCCACACTAAACTTTCACGAAACCAATCAATTTTGCTACATACTAATTTACTTGTAAACGGTTGTTTTGCTGTTAATACTATCGCTCCATTCGGCTTTATAATCCTTTCGTATTGCTCCCAAAGTTTGTCAAATGGAATAATTGTATCCCACTTACATTTTGTAGTTCCATAGGGTAAATCTGCAATAATAGCATCTATACTCTTGTCTGGTATTTTCTTCATTTCTATAAGACAGTCACCTTTAATTAATTGTATCATAGATTCTTTTTTTAGCTATCTCAAAGTATTTATTATCAATTTCAATACCTATAAATTTTCGATTTAGTATTTTGGCAGCTACACCAGTACTTCCACTTCCCATAAATGGGTCTAAAACAGTATCGCCTATTTTTGTACTATTCTCTATAAAAATTGACATAAGCTCAACGGGTTTTTCGGTTGGGTGTAGCTTTCTTTTAACATTATTAAAATACATACATTGTTTACTTCCCTGATTGTTTATATACTTAGCAATACCTTTTCGTAATAAAAGTATAAATTCTGCATTCTTCATATACCAATGGTTCGGCATGGCATTATTTTTATTCCAAATAAGTATGTTTAACAATTTAAAACCAGATGCCTCTGTTTCATTTAATAGTTGCCTCATATTTCTATCGTTTACCATAATGTAACAGTGTCCTCCATCTTTTAGTACTCTATAACAGTCTGGCAACCATTCTGAAAATTTTATATTGTTTGTTTTAAAATTACCATTCCCATTCTTTGTGTCTTTACTATTATGATTAAGGCATACGCCTGTTATTCTTTTAGATAATTTACCTGTTACACCACCGGCAACCAATTTGTATGGAGGGTCAGTTACTATTAAATCTATGCTCTTGTTGGGTATATCCTTCA